TTGGCCCAAGACCCGAATCTAAAGCTTCCATGCAGCAGTACCACGATACTTTTATGAAAGGTATTGAGGGTCAGTTTGCAAACATTGGTAATCCAGAAACTAGAACAGAAACTCTTAACGACTATATAACTAAGAGAGTGCTCCCTGTTTTGGAAGAGCTGTACCGCCTTGGTACTGATCCAAGGTATGCAAACACTCGCATCCGTGATCTCGCTATGAGTAATTTTGAGCGTGGTCCTAGCAATATTAAAAAGGGCATCATAGCGCGAGCTGAACGCCGTAAAGAAGAGACTAAGCCTGTAGAGCAAACAGAAGCTGTTAGCGAAGAACCCATAGTCACACCCAAGGCTCCCACTGGCCCTGCACCTGTCGTTACTACTAAGGTAAAGAAGCGTACGTTCGTAAAACCAGAAGGTGGTCCTGGTGCTCTTGCTCAGGCAGATATTTCAGAAACGGAATTACAGTCAACCAGCCCTGCCTTAAATCCAAAGATCGAAGCCGGTGCGCCTAAGACAGGTAAAGACGCTGCCCAGATTATTGCAAAAGATCCTAAGAGCAATAAGTTTGAACGCACCTTGGCACAAAAATTGGTGTCTGCGTTAGGGAATATAAAATTCATAATTGTTTCTAATAAGTCTAAGCAAGGGCTTATTGATAATTTCAAGAAGCAAAAAGCTAGGGGGTTGTTCATACCCACTAACGATATGGTCGTTGTAGCAGGGAGCGATCTGTCAGGGGTAGGGCAAGGCGTAAACAACCAGACTGTTTTGCACGAGCTACTACATGCGGGGACTGCGGTAAAAATCTACGAAGGTGAGCAGATTGTAAAAGCTGACCCTAGAAGCACAGACCCAAGGGCGCTTGCGTATCGTAAATTAGTACGGTTAATGGCTGCTGCACGGGACGCAGCCGATGATGCGGATAAGCTTCCTGATGGTCATCCATACAAAGAATTTGTAAAAAGCTTAAATCAAAAGTTCACCAAAGGTAAAGCTCTAACCAATGTGTATGAGTTTTTAACCTACGGTATGACTGATGGGGACTTTCAGCAGTTCTTAAGCACAGTGCAGTTTGGCAAAACGCAAAGCGTCATGAGCACTTTTGTAGCTACGATTAGACAGCTACTTGGGCTTAGTAAAAACGATGAGTCTGCGCTTGCTAACCTTATTGAAGTAACAGACACGCTCTTGTCACTGGAGCCTTCCGTTGCCGACGCGCAGGCTAAAATAGAAATACTCTCCCAGAAAAAAGACGTACAGACCGCTGCCGATGTGCAAGTCAAATATGCTAACGACGTAATCAATACGCCTCGTAGCCAAGGCCCATCTGTATCTGCGCTGAACCAAGCTATAGCTAACGGTATGGATCTATCTAGTCAGGCAGAGCTTGCTGGTGCTATTGCAGAAGGTGCTATGTCTGGTGCTAGAAAACATATTCTTGGTGCGTTTACTCCTAGCCAACTTGCAAAACTTGTTAAAGACAAAATCCCTGCGCTTACTCGTGTGGTCGATCTTGGTCGGAAGTTCAACGCTAAGCGCCAGCAGTACGTCGATGAGATGAAAGATGTTATGAAGCCGTGGCTTAAGCTTCAACGCAACGACCGTGAACAAAGTCAGTTGCTTGCCACCATCATGCACCTCTCTACAGTTAACGGTATAGACCCAAGCATCCCCGGTAAAGATCGTCTTGCATCCACGCCGCAGTCAGATACCTTGGATGATCTGTGGGAAAAGCTTGGCGAACCGGGGCGCAAGATTTATATCGATGTACGTGATTACTACGCTAAGCAATATGAAACGTATAAAGATCTTTTGAACAAACGTATTGAAATGATGGGGATCTCCGATGAGGAGAAAACCAAGTTCATGGATCTGCTCAAGAAACAATTTGAGTCAGACAAAGTAGCTAAGCCTTACTTCCCTCTTATGAGATATGGAGAGAACTGGTTGCGTGTCGGCAAAGGCAAGGACATGGAGTTTTATATGTTTGAGTCTGCCTCAGAGCGCAACCGCTTCGCCATCCGTAGAGCTAAGGAGATGGGCAAGCCGCTGAAGGATTTGTACGCCGACGGTACGCTCAAGCGTGGTGACCAGCTTAAGAATATGATGGAAGAAAGCTTTGCTGATACGACGAAGCTAAAAGAAGTTCTTGCTGCTGTAGACAAGTTAGGCATCGACACTGATAAGGCATCGATCAAGGACGAGATCTATCAGATGTATCTGCTCACGCTGCCAGAGAAGAGCTTCCGCAAACAGTTTATTCATCGTAAAAACACAGCAGGTTTTAGCGCAGATGCCCTACGGAACTTTGGCACTGCGGGTTTCCGTATGTCCAATCAACTTGCCAAGATGGAGTACCAACCCCAGATCGTCAACACACTTGACGAAGCAAGAGAGTCTATCAAGGATGACCCTGACGCATCTAAGTATCGTCCTTATATCGAAGAAGTAGCAGGCGACTTTGACGCTGCTGTTAATCCTAAGAACGAAAACTCTATCCTGAACTTTGCAGCCAACGGACTATCGACGCTCAACTTCTTCTACTACATGAGTTCGATCTCGTCTGCTCTGACGAACATGACTTCGCTGCCTGTGTTTGGTTATCCCACACTGCTTGCTGAGTATGGCAAGACTCCCGGCGGCGCAAAGGATGTGCACAAAGAGCTTGTGCGGTTCATGAATGTCTACAAGGAAGTTGGGTTCCGACGCAAGGTTAATGGTAAGACTGAATATGTTATGCCTTCCATACGCAATGCGTTGACCAATGCTGATGAGATTAAGGCTTACGATGAGTTTGCGGCTGACAACCTTTTCTCATTCAACCGCTCGATGGATTTGCTCAATATCGTCAAGTCTCCTTCTCAGGAAGCTACTAACCCTAACATTTTGAAAGTGCCTGTTCAGGCTGCAACCGATGCTGTCTCTACGTTGTTCTCCATGACGGAACAACTACCCCGCGAGATGATGGCTATGGCTGCTTATCGCTTAGGACGCAGTCAAGGTTTGTCGCATGATGAAGCTACTAAAAAAGCTTTGGATCTGACGCATGATGCGATGTACGACTACTCCATGTTTGATACACCCAGATACTTCCGTGGGCCGGTTGGCAGAACCATATTCCAGTTCAAGAAATTTTCACAGAACACGGCGTTCTATCTCACGACTAATTTCTTGCAAATGTTTAAAGGTGCAGATCCTACGATTAGGAAGCAAGCTGCAACGCGCTTCTTCGGCACACTAGGTATGACAGGTATGTTTGCAGGTCTGACGGGTATGCCGTTGTACACCGTGATGTCTACCGTTGCCGAGAAAGTATTAAGTGCATTTGGTGATGATGACGATGACGAAGACAGTGCAGCTTTCCAGATACGCAAGTACGGATTTGATTTGTGGTTTAAGAAGTGGCTGTCCGAAAACTTTGGCGCAAATGTAGCAACCTACGTCGCTATGGGTCCGGTCACTGGGCTAACAGGTGCAGACTTCAACTCGCGGGTCAAACTTAACGATCTATTCTTCCAAGATTGGGAGTTTAAAGGGTTGCTCGGCCCAAGCTTCGGTATGTTTGAGAATGCCCAACGTGCGTACGACAGATTCAAAGAAGGGCAAACCGAGAGGGCTATCGAGACCATGATGCCTGCGTTCATCAGGCAACCGCTGAAAGCGTATCGCTTTAGCGAAGAAGGAGTAAAGACTCCAAAAGGCTACGAGGTTGTAGCGCAAGAAGATTTGAACTGGATGGACATAGCCATGCAGAGTATTGGGTACGCCCCAATCAAAGTGTCCGCAAAACAAACTGAGAACTTTAAGCTTAAGAAGCTAGAACAGGAACGGGAAGAAGAGCGCACAGAACTGCTAAAGCGTTCGGTCTATGCGCGACGGGGTATTTCTGACGAAGACCCCGATGATATTCAGGAAGATATTGATAAGTTCAACAGTAAGTTTCCCAACCGTCGAATCCTCCCTGTAACCATCATGCAGTCGGATCAAGCTAGGCGTAGGCAGGAACGTGCCGTAGACCAAGGGTTGTATATAGCCAACCCGATGAACCGACGCGAACTCTTAGAGCTGAGAGCTAAAGAGTAAAAAAATCCCCGCAGGAGGGCGGGGATGAAAAGACTCGTCGTGAGTCTGAGGAGACAGCATGGACTACAGCGGTGGAGTATACAGTTAAACTCTCCAAACGCGAACCCCTTGGATGCCTTCCTCAATTACTGTCTTCATAACAACTTTAAAACGCATCCGCCGCATCTCCTCGCGGATCGTAACTTTGGCCGCAGCGCAATCTAAGCAGGGTATAAAAAACGAACTACCCTTCACAAAGTTGCGCCAGTTAATGTTGAAGTTAACTTGGTGTACTAGCATCGGCAGGTACTATCATTTCCTCAACGTCGAGGAAGTTGCCGTTCGTGCAATCAAACACCAAGCAGTAGACAGGTGGCGCTGTGATCTTCATGCCCTTGGTGATGCGCTTAACTTCAGAATTAATCAGTACCTTGTCTTTCTCCAACTTGCGAGTAAGTTCCCTGTAAGTTATTTGAGCCTTGGCGCAGTCTGCTCTGAAGTGTTTAGCATTGATATACATCCGCTTGCTGTCTGGTTCGTATCGTATGTATAGCGGACCCTTGGGTTCTAAGATTGGTGCAGCGGACATCTGTGTGCGCGAGTCAACCTCTGCATTGACGACAAGGATGTTCTGCATGTGCCTACCGATATAGTCACCGATGACGCTTGCTACATTATCAAGTGGAGGTCGCACATGCTGACGCAAAACATGGATCTGTTCAGTAACCCATACGTAAACGTTCCGCATGTTGAAGTCATGAAGCCCAAGCTCTTTGGCGATAAGTCCCCCTGCTATGTTGCAAGCAATGAGTGCCGACCAGAACCGCTCACGAGAAGTTAGTCTGACTTCCTTATCAATCTTGGCTTGAACTGAGCGCACCATGTTGATAACGTAATCTTTGTTGCTGACAAGGTAGGAGAAGTAGATGTCGGCGGCGTGACCGTAATTGCTCTCTAACTGCACATCAAACATCTGCTTGGCATACTGCTCATCCAACCCGCTGCTATAAATCACATACTCAAAGACCCGCATCATCTCTCCGTCTACCGAGTCCCGTGCTATCTGTAGCTTGTCGTAAAGACTAGCGTTGGAAGTCATAATTTCTATAAGCTCCCACCGCTCGGTGTTTGATCTGAGTTGGTTGACGCTTGCTTGCGCTCGCTCTTTGTCACGGCCTTGAGTTACTTGGTACAAGTGCGATCCGATGTCTTCAGCAGGAACCTTGGTAACTTCATCGTATGTGTGGCATATGTTATTAAAGATAGCAAGCTTGCGAGCTACTGCATTCTGCGTATCCTTCCACATCGACATAAGTTCCGTGGGTTTGCCGACCACACTATTAATAACACGAAGGATCGTTGATTTACCTGGGCCTGAGTCACCACTGATTAAGTTAATAGCAGCACCACGAATTCCAGTAAACTTTAGTAGGGGGCTACCGAATGCTGTTAACGCAGCATAAGCATAGGGTTCTAACCCCTCCTTACCGTAGACGTTGAAGCATTCTTTCCATTTATCAAACTCACCTATTGCAACCATGTTTGGCGCAAACTGATCGGTGGATGCCGATGGGGGGCTGTAGTGGATGCCCGTTGCCGTTATCTCTCTATCGCCAACGATGAACTTACTGTCACCGTCGCACCATCCGAATTGTGTTCTCATCTTGTCAGCCTTTCTGCTCACTTGTAGTTCTTTAACGAATGTCATGATGTAGCCAAGCAGTAGTTCTTGTTGCTTAGCTGTTGCTGCTACCCCTTTTTCTGCTAGCGCCTCGCGCAGCTTTTCTTTAACGACAACTGACGTAAGCGGTACAGAAAATTCTTTTACTCCATCCTGTGGTAGATGAAGTTTGAACACAACCATCTCGCCCTCAATCGGATGCACCATCCTTCGGACGACATAAAGATCGTGTTCGTACACAACCTGCGCGTCTTCCTCCTCCGAGATCGGACGTTTATAAACACCCCCTGCTTTACCCCGAAAATATGGGAATGGGTATTCGGGTACGGAATGAACAATCGCAGGCTCATCGTCTTTTGCTTCTTCAATGATCTCGTTAGTTGTAGCTTCAGCAATCTCAAGCCCAAGCAAAATAGGACTCTTGATCTTGCCTTTGTGTATGCACTCGTCACAACCGCCGGGGTTAAACTTTTCAAACGTAGCGCAACCGTATGGGCCTTTAATCCGATTAGCCTTCTTCTCGGTTTCGTCTGGATCGTACTGCTCGTAGTTTTTTGATATGGCGTGTATCGCCACATCTCTGTCTACGCAATACTGTGCAACTGAAAGCCCCGCCCTCCATATCGGCTCAGACATCTCCTGCTGATGCGTTGTTATGTACTTAATCTGATTACAACCAAAGTCACGATCTGTCTTAATCAGAATAGTCTTGAAGTGGAACTCGCGGTTATTGGCAAGTGACTTCGTTAGCTCATTGACTTGGCGTGGTAGGAAGTCTGGTACTTCTTCCTTAAAAACTAGAACACCAAGAGTCTGCCTTAGCTCCTCAAAGTCAACTGGCTCGCCTGTATATAGCAGCGTTACATCAAGCGGGTCGTCTGGATCTTTGAGGTTCTTTGTATCTGGCAGACGCAGTATCCGCGCCTTATCTGCTGTGCATGCAGGGTCAGCACTGAGGAACCCTTCTTCACATAGTGCCTTCAACCTGTCCGCAGCGGGTTGCCATACAGCAGGTGCTACTGGGGTTTTGAATGTCCAGTATGCGTGTATGCCGCGCCCACTGTTGACAAGTGTCGGCCTTGGTAATGCGTTGTCCTTACAAAAAGTTTTGAGTGCCGCGATGCCTTGCGTTTGATCTTCATAAGGTTTGTCTGTTCCGCAATCTATATCTAACCAGAGTGCACGGAACTCTTTGGTGTTGTCTCCTGATCTTGTGGTTGGTTCCTTAAACGTAGCGCAGGCATAGTAAGCATCGAACCCATCGTCCACCAACTGCTGCCCCGCCTGTATAACTTCTTCAGCAGACTCAACAAATTTCTTGATGACTCGTTTGTTCTTTATACCTACTACACAGCGCCACCCCTCCGGTGCATGCACCGCAGATAACAACTCAAGCGCCGACATTTTGCAAATCCTCCGGCAAGCATTACCGATAGCTGCTGATAAAACGACTCATCAGATCCCTGTAGATTGGACGTACCTCAGTGCCTCTAAACCAGTTGTAGACTGTCTGCCTACTGACACTGAAGTACGCCGCAACGTCGGCTACAGAAATGTTGTGCTTGATGCACACCCTACCCAATAAGACTCCGAGTTTCCGCTTGTCCGCAGCTTTGTTGTCACTGATAAGCTGTTGACTGTAGCCGATAGCCATTTTAGTTATCGTCGCCCCAAGCATCGAGAACCGCTGTCAGGTCTCGCTTCTTTTCAGGTTCAGCTTCAGCCTTCTTGCTTGGACGCTTCACCGGCTCTTCGATCTCTTCAACTACTGGCTTAGCAGCAGGTTTAGCGGCAGGCTTAGCTTCAGCTTTGGGTAACGCTTTAACATTGTCAGTCTGCGCCACGGTAGAAGAAAGCATGCGCTGTGCCTCTGGCGAATTACCACCTTCGATAGCTGCATCGTACTGCTCACGGTTCACGTAACCAACTGCACGGAACTTAAGCACGGGCACATCACTATCACCATCGAACGACATGCGAGTTACGACCATGTTGATGTTCTTGCCATTACCTGCGATGTACTTAGCGTACTGATCAAAGCCCATCGAATCCATATCACCCTTGGCGAAGATCGATTGCGAAGGCAGCGTCAATTGGAACAACCCATTAGTCGGATCGTTTGCAAGCACAACTGCAAGACGCTTTTGATAGCGGCAAGCACGAGTGCCGTTAGACCCAGACCCTGCGATATTCTGAGGGCAGTTAGCGCACGTATCAGCTTGGCGATTCTCAGCCTTGGGGTGCGGTGTTACACCATCATCAGACCAACAATCAGGAGGAGTAATATCCTTGGGGTTATAAGCTTTAGCATAGAAGATGCGCGAGTTCTCTTTGCGACCTGCTGCAACAACTACGTCAAGCTCAGGCTTGTCAGTCTTTGATACTTCTTCGCCGTTAATCACAAGACGGAAACGACCGCCCCTGATAGAGATACGACGGTTCTGTGTGCCACCTGCTAGCGCCTTGGTTAGTTCATCGACTTCGGTATTCTTAAGGAAGTCGGGAAGGTCTTGTTGGAATACAGTTACGTTAGACATAGGTTCCTCTTGGTTACTTACTACGACGGACAACAATGCTGTACCGACTATCGGTGTTCAGACCCATCGGTAACAAGTTGGGGTTTTCCTCGATGAATTGCTTCATGTTGGTTTGATGAATGCGCCGTTCTAATAAACCAAACGCATCGTGTTCACGTACAAAGCTGTACATAGAATCCCAATCGTTAGTCCAGTAACGGTTCTTCACACTACGAATCACAGTACCTGCTGCTGTGCGGATACTGTCAGCACCTATTGATTTGCAAGCTTCAAGAAGTTGCTCTTCGATCACGTCCATCTGTTCTTGAAGCTCAACATCCTTCGCTTCGTAGTCAGACTTCAGCTTCGCTCGCGCATCTCGAATCTTGATATAGATGCCTGCTAATTTGTCCACAGGGACAGATTGCTTTTCTTCAGGGGACACAAGGTCTTGGATGCCCTCATCCATGCTACGCTCCTTTAAGTTATTTTGTGGGTTAACTGTAAATCATAAAGTTGACTTTGTCAAGTTTCTTTAAGCTCTTGACCGTACAAGTCAACGATACGGGAATGCACATCGATATTATTTTTGAGCATTTCGTAAAGCTTGCGCTCCACTGGACTGCCTGATATGTGCACCACCGTCATTGTGTTCTTCTGTCCGGGCCTATTGATGCGAGCGTTTGCTTGCAGATAAGTTTCTACAGAAGTCACAGGCGCATACCATATCACCACGTTAGCAGCAGTCAGCGTTAGCCCATGCGATGCCGCTTGTGGTTGAATGATAAGCACTTTAGGGTCAGGCTGCTCTTGGAAGTTCTTGATGATTGCAGCCCTGCGATTAACTGTTACTGATCCGTTGATAACGTCAGACGTTATGCCCGCCTTGGTTAGATGATTGTTGAGCAACTCGATGGTATGCGTGAACGGTACAAATACTAAAACTTTATGGCTAGCCTCTTCGATAACTTCCTCGATGACCTGCAAGCGATTAGCTACATCAAACTCTATAACTTCCCTAGTGTCCGTATAGACCGCGCCACCAGAAATCTGTAGCAACTTGTTCAAGCTTGTGGCTGCATTCGGAGAAGTAACTTCTTCGCCACCGGCTGAGATCATCATCTGGTCTTTGAGGATCTTGTAATACTTGCGCTGCTGCGGAGTCAGGGGTGCATCTCGTTCTACGTACATAAGATCAGGCAGATCGATACAATCTTTTTTCTCAAACCTGATTGCAGGTTGCAGCACTTGATGCACGACATTCTCTGCATTCGGTCTGGGTATCCACCTGAACTGACTGACCTTCTGCATCACCTTGTCACGGAACGAACCAAGGAACTTAGGCGTGTTGTCTGGGTTGACTAGCTTTGCTAATCCGTAAGCATCAACAGGCGATTGCGCGGCTGGTGTGCCTGTCAACATCCATAACCACTTGGCACGATCCGACACACGCTTCATAACTTTCCAACGTCTGGTCGATACATTCTTATAAGCGTTGGCTTCATCGACAACAATCAAATCAAACTTACCGTCGGCAGTGACTGCGTCTTCGATGATCTCAACACCTTCAAAGTTTGTTATGACAAACTCAGCACAGCTACCTACTATCTTGACCCGTTGCGCTGCCGATCCGTAGGCTACGTTGCATGTGCGGTGTACAGCAAACTTAAAGAGATCCTCTTGCCATGCTGACTTCATGATAGACAGAGGGCAGACCACCAACACGCGACGCACAAGCCCTAGCTTCATTAAGTAATCAGCAGACCATATAACGGATGCTGTCTTACCCGTGCCTTGCTCGTTGAAGCAGAACGCCCTGCGGTTTAATGTTAAGAACTCTGCTGTAGTCTTTTGGTGATTGAATGGCGTGAACTGCCCAGGCCAATCGTATTTCTTTGATATAGGAGATGGAACACCTTTTATGAATTGATTAAGAAGCTGAGCTTCGTTTAGCCCCCACTTAACCGCAACCTCGTACACCCCATCTTCCTGCCCTACCACCTTGCTCTTTTCTATGGCTGCTGTTATTCGGTCAGGATATTTAGTCCTGACCAGTAGCGCCCTGTTATCGATCACTTCCATGCTAGTCGTTACGCTTTATTGTGTGGTTGCTGTTGCGACTGAATGATCGGTTGGCACTTGCGGATGTGATGCGTAGGTTTTTCTTGCTGTTGCCACCGCCCCTCGTGATCGGGCGTTTATGGTCTATGTCTTTACCCTCGCGCACATCGGCTTTACCGTTGCCGTTAGCGTCTTTACCTTTGCGATCAATCAGATCCCTTGCTCTCTCGCGCACCCTGCGCTCGTCTTTCTCTCCTCGTGCTAGT